TAGTTTTCTTCCTGATCTTATGTGTAATCTTTGGCGGATGGAACTTTTGGAAGCGATATTATGGTAAATCGGTGTAAAGATATTGTGCTAATTTTAAGTGCTAATTTTAAGTGCTAATTTTAAGTGTCATAGGACACTTAAACATACGGATAACCCTTCTCCCATACTTATTCCAAACTCATCACAACTAACATCGCTGCATAACTATTATCTTCATACTTGACAATCTCGAAATAGATATCATCAGTATCAGTAGCACCATCAGTATTATCTTCTACGGCTACCAAATTACCTTGACTAGAGACATTATACAATATATATGGCAGCTCTTCCGACGATTGGGGTGATTCATACCCTAAATTAATCCGGTAAGTGTTCCAGTAGGCTGCGGCCATCAGGGCAGCTCTAATATCACGATCCTTGATATTCTGTATGTAGTAAATCAAGTTGTCACTGTTTCGATACAGATAGGGGTCAGTCAAAGTACGATGAGACGGGGTAATCTTTTCACGGATATCGTATTTATCACCGGTTGACTGGGTCATGGTATTATACCACATAACAAACTCTTCCAGGGTATAGAATAGAGCAACATTATTTTGTATCTTTAGTCTCGGCTGATCTGATGATAGAACGGTCGGGCGGTCAACCGGTAACCCGTCATTATTTTTGGCATACATATGGACCTGATATCTTATTCCTTTGGCAAATTGGTCACTATACATATATAACTGGCCGTCAACAACCAGGCCAGGAATCATGTCGGCAATATATTTAATAGCCGTATTAACGTCATCTGTCCGGAGTAATCGATAGCTAATATTGGTTAAATCGTATACAGCTAAACTATCATCGACTTGAGACCCTTGACCAACAACAACATATTCATCGTATTGTTCAACTCTTTCATCGATAGACAGATTGGGATCAGTAAAGGTGAAGATCCATATGGCCAGTTGTGTTATAACGTTAACCGTTTCTTTCAATGAGTTATATCTATCGACTTCGTTATTCTCGGTAGTAAAGACCGGATTAATAGGTCCGACTGGTATATCGGACAAATCCCCACCTTTACCTTTAGCTCCACCTTTACTCTTGACATCAGCTATTCGGGTTGGGGTCACCGACACATATAACCCATGCAGAACGTCAGCAATATTATACCATAGCCCATTGACCACATCTTTATCGACATCACTATCGATGTTAACCGGTTGACCAAATAATCGGAGAGCCAGATTAATATCGATATCGGTGCTATTGGTAAATATTGGCAGATTTAACGGTTGAGTCGGAATGGTCATTACGGTAACTAATGTGTCTTCACCACCTTTCGACCCTTCGGTACCTTTGGTACCTTTGGTACCCCTCGACCCTTTACCCTTATTTGTTCCAGCTGGAACAACGAATTGCAAGGCTCGTAATTTGCCATACGAGTCAATGTATTGATACCTGACCTGATACTTGTCGAGTAATTCCAGATAGTTGATTCTAGAATTAACATTGACTGCTGGATCGATATAATCGTCATCACCCTCACTCTGAACAGTCCAAGTGTAAACAGTATTAACATTAAGAACGGCATTATGCATAACAGTCGACCCGTCGAACAACCCCTGTTCATCATTGTCAATTATTAGTTCACACTGTGGATATTGGCCAATATTAGGGTTAGGACTCTTAATTAGTAAGGCCACTTGTCTATCTTTACGAACCAATCGAGAGTGGTATAATTTATGGCGAGGCAATGACAATGTTGTCCGATCATTAATCGACTCGGGTGGGTTGAATACATATATATTTATATTATATCTTTCCTCGAGAAGTCGGTAATATAAGTCAGGATCGAAATAGACGTCGGTATTGGTGACATTAGCCACAATCTCCGACTCAGTATAATCATACATCTCTTGTCTGACCACATTGACATTAACTTGTTCTAATATGGTGGCTCTCACCTCTTTCACATATACTTCCTTATCATCAGCATCAATGTAATTTCGATCAGCCACTGCCATAGCAATACTATGAATAAGGGAATTGGGAGAGTTGGGTACACCCATACGATTAATGCTAGTGGTGCTGGGACTGAATGACTGAACCAGGGTCAATAATTCCGGGGCGACGGTGGCCACTCTATTTTCATCAGCCGCTTTGACATTCTTCTTAGAATAACCAGTCTTAGGTTTGGATGCACTGGCCTTTGGTTTGACTCGCTCACTGTATTTTGACGACTTACCACCAGTCAGTTGATCACGTTTAAAACAACAAGGGATGACCGGGAACATATCCTTATTAGACAGTTTGTTGATTTTTATACCGGGGAAAGGATGTTGTTCTTTGTCACAACCGAAGTAATAGGTCTGACCTTCATATTCAAACGGCATGGCTTGTCGGTTATAAGTTTCGTCAAGGAAGGTGAATCTTTGTTGTTGCCATTCTTCAACACGATCTTCTGGTATTATTCCTGGTCGAAAGGCCGATTGACATCCTGACCGAGACATACCCTTGACATCGAAAAGTAATGGCATGGTCGCTTTCAACGTCTTCAGATCCGACATGACAATGCTACCATCGGTACTTTTGCCTTTACCTTTACCTTTACCTTTAGTAGTAGTTCTTTTGGTTAAACCGGCAGCCGTTGGTCCCGGTCCCTGTCCCTGTCCCTGTCCCTGTCCCTGTCCGACTTCATCAATATACTGTTTGTATTCTTCAACAACAGTGTCTTTATAAGCATTGTAATAGGTCAATAGTCGGGCAAAAATGTCGATAAAGTGTTCAACCGTAGCTAGATTCTCCCCTCTACTAATTTTAATCTTGATGTAAGGGTATCTGGTATCGGCTTTGAAACTATCGATACTATCAGTCCGTGGATTGTAAGCCTCTATTGTGGTTCCGGGTTCAACATACATTTGTGATATCGTTGCCTGAGCCGATGATGGCGTTCGAATATATTTAGCGGTGGTCATCTCATCAGCATTCAGTAGCGACTCTATTATAGGTCGATAGTGAACAGTCATGAATTTCTTGACAGCCAGAGTACTAGATTTCTCGTTGATAAATAAAAACCGATTGAAAGCCAGATTGTTCATGATCATATCGGCCAGAACATAATCGATCATGTCGACATTGTATATGTTGACCTCACCGGATATGCTGACTGGTTCATATCTATCGATCTTAACTGGTATAGTATTGGTAATCTTGTCGAAATAATATTGTTCATCCTTCTCTTCAGACACAGGGATTTTGAGATTGAGAATGCCATTATCCAGATCTAACTTGGTTGATTTGACACCAGCTCTGACAGCTTGGTGAAGATTAGTATCACCAGTCCACAGCGACATATACAAATAATCAGGCTTTATTCTTTTGACTTGATCGATATCAGGGATAATGGCTTGATAGTTAGGCTGTTCATCCGATCTAACACCTTTAAAGATTTTAGTGTATTTTCTCATATCACCGTCAACATACCTGATATAGGGTATACTGTCGTTGGGTAAACTCTGGTCAAAGATATATAAACCATCGGATTTGGTGACAAAATCACCCTGGTCTTCTTCCGTCTTACCCTTACCCGTTTCTGGGACGGTCAAGGTGACCAATGCTTCCAATTCTATACCAGTTTCGTCAAAATCGGTTCGAGCCAAGGGGTCAAGACGGAGCAGAAATTCTTGATACCTGATGATTTCTCCCACTATGTTAGTCTCACGTTGAAGTTCTTCCAGATTAGCTTGTAACCAAGTACGATATACAATAGCGTTGTCTCTTATAAACTTATCGATGTTTTGGTCATAGCCGACCGTTTCAGCCAATGAAGAAATGTCTGATCGTTCATCCGGTAAATCTTCTACCTGATTATTGATGTCGGCTATGGCTTTGTTGATATATATTATCCTGACATCTGATGGTTCGATCATGTCGTAAGCATCTAAGATCTCCTGATAAGTTTGGAAATCGTCCATAGACTGTTCGATATAAGGTACAACACTGTCGAGAGTGGTCAATGGCTGATCGACCGACCCATCTTCAGGTTCAACATCGACCTCAATGATTAATCTTGATGGTACTCCTAATTCGACGGCGGCCTTATATCGACTGGTCTCAATGTTATCGAATATACCAGACATAATTGTTTTATTGGGGCAATAAAATTAATGCCTATAGGCATCAATCGTATGTAGCATACAAACAGTACGATAGTAAAAATAACATGCTGTTTGTCCACTATATCCCCGATTAGACATAGTAGTATATTGGTTGATATGGACATGATCCTATGATTAGATATCAAGCTAAAGCTGGTTATCGTTGTAATTGATCTAACCGAAATTACAAAAAGAAGATAGAAGTTCCGCCAAGGTACTACCCTTGAAACGCCATTTTTACACTTTTCTAGCAACCAAATCCCTGGTATAAATACTGAGGATACGGTCGTCCCATTTTGACAGATTTCTGAAATGGTGATGAAGTTTCTGTCACAATATCTATTAGTAAATAGATAAATAAGAAGATGTTAAGAAGATAGGAAGTCTCGCCAAGGTACTACCCTTGAAACGCCATTTTTACACTTTTCTAGCGACCAAATCCCTGGTAAAAATACTGAGGATATGGTCGTCCCATTTTGACAGATTTCTGAAATGGTGATAAAAGTTCGGTCATAATATCTATTAGTAAATAGATAAATAAGAAGATGTTAATAAGATAGAAAGTCTCGCCAAGGGTAGTACCTTAGAACGTCAAAATCACACTTTTCTAGCGACCAAATCCCTGGTAAAAATACTGAGGATATGGTCGTCCCATTTTGACAGATTTCTGAAATGGGTGATAACGTATCTCTCGTTGTGACATATTGTAACGATGAATATCTTCTTATTGGTTACAACCACGTTTCAGATGGACACTTAAGGTAGTATCGCTTTTCAAGTATATACGACATTTAGGACATATGGCGCCCATGCAAGTAGAGATTACGTCAATCCGGCCATCAGATTCTGGTAAAGTAATATTAACACCCTTTCGATTATTAACCGATGACGATTTGTTGCCCATAGTGTTGTATATCCGTCGGATCGATTCAGTAACAACAGACGACGTGTCGATATATTTCATGGCATTACTACATATGCGGTCACATAGGGCCAAGACATCAGTCATTTAGACACAATGGTGTTTAAATTATACTGGTCATTTTGCAATAAGGAGTCAAATCGTATATTTCTTGTTGTTAGCAAGGAGATTTATCCGGGATCTTAAGGTCCCATACGGATAGACCTTAAGGTTAATATACGAGTAGTATATCTAAAGCTGATACCGACAAAATAAAATGTATGAGTGGAGTGGTGACGACATAGACAACCCCGACATGATGAAAGGTAAAGATGACGAAATTCTGTCTGATGATATATGGAAGCCCGAAGCTGTAGTCCTTGGGCCAGGAGGTGTAAAAGGGTATCTGGAATTGGGTGCGTTATTGAGATTAGAAGAATGTCACGGCTTTTTCGACAACGTAACACATTATACTGGCTGCAGCATTGGTTCAGCCATAGCCCTATTAATGGTGGCTGGTTATAAGTCGATGGAGATAATAGAGATCGTCATCGGTATGGATGTCCTTAACGAACTGTATGATGGTATCAATATCGAAGAGATAAAATCTAATCGGGGCTTGCTCAAAAACAAGACGATGGAACAGAAACTAACGATGCTTATTAGGAAAAAGTATGGTAAAGTTTTAACATTGGGGGAACTGTATTATGCCAGTAGTAAGATATTGACAGTGGTGGCTACTAATACCAACAAAGAAAGGGTTGAATATCTTAATAAGGACACTGATCCGCACCTATCATGTGTTCAAGCCGTCATGATGTCATCGGCCATGCCTTTTGTAATTCAGAAGCGGTGGCATAATGGCTGTACTTATAGTGACGGTGCTTTAGGCAATCCTTATCCTATTGATATTCATGATGATGGTAATACTAATGTATTGGGTATCTATATCGATGGTCGACCTGATGATACTAGTCATCGCAAGACTTGGACACAAGAGATAGGGTTTAATATCCACTTTGCTATGACTGCTCACCGGCAAAGAATAATAAAGACCTCGACCGATAAATGTCGTCATATTGGTTTGAAAAGCACAGTCGTCGATTCCATTGGCTTGACGGTGACAATGGCCGATAAATCGATGATGATAAACAACGGCTTCTCAACAGCCAATGTCTTTTTGGCTAGGTTAAAGGACCCTGATCGTTTTAATGTTTTATTGGGCAATGATGATGAAATACCAATGGTAGATGGATCGCCATTGGACGATATGAAGACGGTAAAAAGCGGGACGGATGGGACGGGTTGGGGAACAGAGAGGGATGGGATAGGTGGGGTAAAAGAATATCGACCAGACAGTGTGTTATCCGATGATAAGATATTTATTATTGACAGCCTTATTGACGGCAAGGATATAGAGTATCATGATATTGAGTGTACTGACCCTAATGTTGATATTGACAGTGACAATGAACTGGACGAAATATATGTTCCCGTGGATGACAATATTAGGTCAGCTCTAAGTTGATATTATCGACTAAAGAACATATCTTGTATTAATGCTTAATAAGCATTAATCAGATGGTCAGTGGTCAGATAGTCTGTTACACCGTTAGATCGACCCTTTAACTGTTAAATACACATCGCACTTAAACAATATACGGGGTTGTTAAAATGTCCAAATACGAGGAAAGAATTATGAAGAAACCCGTATTGGTGATAATCACCTCCAAAACATGTGCCCACTGTAACTTATTTAAAACGACGCTACCGACCATAATTAAAGAACTCAAGAAGCTCAAACAAACAGAAATTGTTGGCATTGATCTCAAAGATATTGGTTCCATCCCGGACCTAACAAAATACCACAAAGACCTACCAAGTCAGATCGGATTCTTCCCCGAAATAGCTTTATACACCAAAGAATCGTGGAATAACCGATCAGGTCGTTTAAGTGGATATATAATGGGTGGTAAGGTGACGACTGGGTCTTTACCCGATGGTCGTCAGAAGCGAGTAGTTATCCCTGATCAAGCTAATCCTCCAAAATTTGGTCAGGCTGATATTGTCCAATGGGTCTTGCAAACGGTTAAAAATCCCATCTTCACCTCGACCGTTGCCAAAGATAAAACTGGTCGAAAGCGCCGGGATATAGGTAAGCCGACAAGAATGGGGTCGGGAAGATCGAGACGACCATCGACAGGTAAATCAGGTAGACCAGCTAAATCAGGTAGACCAGGTAGATCAAGTAGATCAGGTAGATCAGCTAGATCAGCTAACCCAGCTGAACCATCGTTACCGCCAACTATGACACCGACAATGACACCGACAATGACAGCAACAATGACACCGACAATGACACCAACAGTTAAATCTTCAACCAAGCAGATCCCTAAACAAATAATAACACCTTCCCCTGGATCAGAATCTCAACAAGTTAAAATGGGTGACCCATCACCAGTGTACGAGACGGCCGAGAATATGCCGAAATTATTATCCCCTCGACCTAAGTCTCTAATGAGAGAATCTAATGTCACGGTTGTTAAATCTGCTCCAAGCGAGTTAGTGAATACTGGCAATAGATTTGTTGATTATAAACCGCTGATAAGTGTTGGTGGTCACGATGATGGTCAAGATGGTGGTCACGATGATGGTCACGATGATGGTCACGACGCTGACATTGGTGTTGATAGTGATGCTGAGGATATTGGTATTGATTGATATTGGTATTGATTGATATTAGTATTGATTGATATTAGTATTGATTGATATTGCTGACATATTAATTGTACATATACCCATATATAAAAATGAACCAATACTGATGGATCTTTTCATGGTAAAGATGTCTGGGTTCAAGATTTATGACGATATCATAACAGTAATGAATCGGTCCGACGTGTCTGACGTATCTGACGTGTCCGCTGTGTCTGCTGTGTCTGCTGTGTCTGACGTATCTGCTGTGTCGACACAGATAACCAAGAAGTATTGTTTGACTATTAATAAGCTACCACTGGAACACCGGGAGGTTATTTATGCCCTCATATTACATTATGCCAACAACAATAGGACCGGTATCGACAGCGTTCCTTATCATGGCAAAAAGGGTAAATCTGGCAAAGGTATATCGTATAACTGCTCCAAACTACCGGACGATCTACAAAAAATACTGACAGTCTATGTCGACTCAATATCCAAAACTATCAGACGGTAGAAGGATATCATACTATAAGTACCTATTAGGTACTTATTATCAAAAATGTTTACAAGCGGACAAATTGTAAGACAAGGTACGGCTTACATATTATATGGTCAGCTAAAGCCGACCATCAGATTAATGCCTATAGGCATTAATTTAATATGTGAGTTAAAACTCACATACGGATATCATAACCTTACAGCTAGCTGTAAGGTTATGATATCTAATTAGTCCGTCTTGAGCGGACTAACGGTCAATGCTTAGTAGTGGTGGCCGCAAGCCCAGTTGAAGATCCATACGACGAAGGATACGATCAATCCAACAATGATGGCTCCAACGAGAACCTTGCCGAGGTCAATTTCGCCGGTGGCGTGACCATGTTCGTCCTTCTCCTGCACCACTTCGGGGTTGAGAGAGTACAGCACGAACCAGGCAATGACGGCTACGATCACAAACAGGAACAAGAACGACACCCAATCGTGGCAGTGGTGGTGATGGTCATGGTGTGCCTTCTTCTCGTCCTTAAGGCAGCTCCAGTCCACCTTTTCGGCGCACGAGCGAGCCTTCATAGGCTGCACGGCCTTCATAGGCTTGCAGGGAGCGGCCGTCGCGCGGCGAGAGCTGAGACGGGGGCTGAGACGAGGGCTAAGACGGGGAGAACTAGGGGCAGATGCCATCGACTGGCGAGCGAGGCTAGAGATCATTGTTTGAGAATCTGTCATTTTGTATGTTTTAGAAAATTTCGTTTCGCAATTCTTATTCTTCATCTGAAATACAAAAATATAGTTACATATAACTATTTATGATCAAATAGTTATGCTTTATCCATGAATTCTTATCGATTTATGGCCTTTCGCGCAATATGGTGTCACTCGTAGTCCCTGATACCAATACCGACTGGAAATCTGGGCACATTGTAGTCTGACAACTCCTGGTATCTTATGGTTAAACTTTTGCCAATGATCTGGTTAATATCAGCCATCCATTTCTTCCTGACGGCAATGCTTCCCCTCGGCCTAACCTGAAATTCGTTACCCCGCGTATCCCTTACAATGAATTTAACAGCCCCGGCTTCAGTACCAGTACATTCTTCTGCTCCTATTATTTCAACCTCCTCATCATTAAACTCTTTGTATTTGAGCAAATTGTTAGACCGGTTAGGTCGATATTGTGATTGTTTTAGCCTGGTCTGGCTACCAGCTTTACCTGCCTTACTTGCCTTACTCCCACAAATACATTCACTTCCACTTCCACTATCACTTCCATAATGGCGAACCATTACCCCTTCATAACCATCAGCCACATATTTCTCATGTTTGGCTAATATATCATCATGATCAACAGCATGTTCAGCTTGAATGATGGTGAAGGTATTGCTGCTATGACCATCGTCCAAATAATTTATGTAAGCATTGACCAGTTTACCATATCTTAATTCCCACGACAGTCGATCCGGATCAATAATGTCAAATATAAAGTATTTGACATCATCATGACGAGCATGTTTAAACTTTTCTGTCCGGACGACCGATGTCAACTTATTGAATGTCATGTCAAAACTATACAATTCACCATCCAATTCTGATCCAGTTGGCAAGTATGTTAAAAAGACGTTCAGCTCATCTTTGATATGGTCCATATGAACAATCTTACGATTATTACGGGATCGACCAACAGCCATATTAGCCGATCCATCTCGTCGAAACAAAGCCCTGATACCGTCTATCTTGGGCATAACTGATACCGGGAAATTCTTGACATTGGTCTTGCCATCATGTTGGTCCGGATGTTTGTATTTGTTGGCTAACATCGGCATACAACCATATAGTTCACCAACACAGTCTTCCGAACCCGAACAATAGCCGGCCAACTTCTTGTCGACATGTCGTCTCCTCGCTTCCAACAAAGCCTGTTCTATTAATCCTCGACCTGATGAATTGGTAACAATAGGATGAGTGGTAATAGGATTAAGATTACCCGGTTGACCTTTGCTGTTGACAATCATACCATAAATAATCGATAGCTCGGCTGTGTCTTGATTAAAGCCGATCTGCCACATCAATGTTCCCCCGACAGATGACTGCTTGACCAACGGTGGAAACTTCCACACCTTATCTTCGGGGTATTGATCGATATCGATTTCGATACCAGGTAATAAATGGTTCATGTCGATGTCGTCAGGGTCGGTCGATAAGTCATTGGTGACGTTGGTATCGGTTTCCAGATCGGGATCGATATCGTCGAACATTTGTGTGGTGAATGTAGTCGTTCTAATAATCAAATTAATGCCTAAAAGGCATTAATCGGATGGTCAACTTTAATTTGTCCGCCTTGTGCGGACAAACAGTATGTAAGCTAAAGCTTACATATTAAGCTGACCATATAAAATTTACCTTAATATGGACCTTAAGGTCCCATACGGATAGATAGACAGTAACGGTATAAAGTGAATATTAATAAGGGTATAAGATAAGATACACTTATCACTGACTCGAAAATTAGTCACTATGAGAACACTGACCATATTTACCATCATCGGCGTCACACTGTCATCTACCGCCATGATGTTAGGTCTGGCTTTTTATCAATGGGCTGACAAAAGAGATGCTGTATTTTTCACAATAATATTGCCGGCATCTATCACCGTATGTTTACCAATCGCTTGGTTAGCCGAGTCTTTTCGTATTCGTCAAGATGAGTTTCGGGAAGAACTATTTAATGATGTTAATCTATGATCTCAGTAAATGATTATATATATGTGAGTATTAACTCACATACGAATCGATCGGTTATATGATGACGTGTTACACCGTTGGTACTATCGTCGGGCCGTGGTAGGATTTACCATTTTTGTTTTATGTATTATGTATCTTTTCAGGTCAGAAGACGATGATGATCGTGATGATATTTTAATCATGGTGGTCGCACTGATATCATTCTTTTCGGTAGGCCTATTTGCTGGTCTTCCTACATGCTGGTGTATTCGTTACCGTCAAGAAGCGATAGATAATGCCCGTAATAGTGTTAACGAGTAAATGGTCGGTTAAAATGATATCTAATAAGTGTGTCAATACACCCTTATCGAGTCAATTAAAAAATAGTTAGACCATATGAGGTGTCACACCATTGCCGTTATCGTCGGGACCGTGATATCATCCATAATTTGGGTTTTAAGTTTTGTTTCTCTTTTCGTAGTACATAACTATACCTTAAATAATCTCGCCATAGTAATTGCATTGGTATCGGTAGTTGGTTTTGGTGGTCTGCCTACATACTGGTGTATTCGTCAGCGTCGAGAAGAGATGGACATAGCCTATGATAATGTTGACGAGTATGTATAGGCTATTTCCCATACCCTTGCAGCTATCTGCAAGAGTATTATATCTAAATGAAAAATTAATAAGTGTGTCACGCACCCTTATCGATCAGTCGACAAGATAGACCATTATGAAGAGTTACACTATCGGCGCCATAATCGGGTTTACCATCTCGGTCATTGTGTTTATTTTAACTATTGTTTGTCTTAAAAAAGATGACGACAATGGTCAAGTGGTCAACCAAGCTTTACAAGCTGTGCTCATGGTAGCCCTGTTTATATCGGTACTTGTCGGAGTGTTTATCCCTATTTACTGGTGTGTAAGGCATCAACGTGACCAAGTGGACCACATGGACCACATGGTAGAAGTGCGTAGTGCTTCCGCCAATATCAATTACACTTGTGTATGATATCTTGCCCATTTAATGAATTTTTTTAAGTATGTCTAACATACTTACGAACAGTCGGCAGAATAGACGATATGAAGTGTTATACCATTGGTTCTATAATCGGGTTCACCATCTCAGTCACTATACAGTAAAATTAGTGGACTATCTGATTAATGCATATTTGCATTAATTTTTCGGGCTAACGTAGAACATATATCTAACACAAAATAAACAACAAGAAAAGCTATGTTTAATTTATATGAAACTGGTATGACTGATAAGATATCATGCAGTGACACTACCGCTAACGATCTTAAAAGATTAATACATGTTTTGGCCGAAAGGATAAGCCGAGGTGATCCGTCAGTAGCTAAGATAAGATACCCTCAAAATCTGTTGTTAAGTTTACGAGAATTAGACAACATGATCGGTATGGATCGACTCAAAGAATCGGTAGCTTTACAAGTAATGAGACTAATAGAAGCTATTAATTGTAACGAGACCAATCTAGGCATGTTAAACACGATTATATATGGTCCACCCGGTGTCGGCAAGACTCAGGTCGGCACCATTCTAGCTAAGATATGGCACTCCCTGGGATTCTTAGACAAGAAAGAAGAGAAAACTTCTACTACAACCAATGTGAATATTAACAAGCAGCCGGATGATAATGCCGGCTTGATCATAATCCTGGTCCTGCTTTTCCTCTTCTCCGGGTATATATTCAAAATGATGAGCTACTCTTACAATGCTATGGGCGCTTATTGGTTCCTGGGCACGATAGTCTTTCTCACCGCCGTCTTATTAATATTGTATTACCGTGGCTATATTAATCCCAGTGCCATTAACATCAACAACATTAATAATTATATGAACAATCAGATGAATCCTAGTCTTCAACCCAGTACTGCCAATAACATTATATCAATCGTATCTCGCAAAGATTTTGTAGCTGAATATGTCGGCCAGACGGCCATCAAAACCAAAAACTTATTGGAAGCCAATAAAGGTAAAGTATTGTTCATTGATGAAGCGTATTCATTGTTAAATGATGGTCGAGATCCCTTTGGCCATGAAGCTCTCAGCACTCTTAATCTTCACCTCAGTCAAAATCCGGATTCCACAGTAGTTATCTTTGCTGGGTACAAAAATCTGTTACAGAAAGGTATCTTCTCAGCTCAGCCAGGATTACCTCGTCGTTGTATGTGGCATTTTGAGTGTGATGGTTATAATGGTAAAGAATTGGCTGAAATATTTTACCGCCAGGCCGCTAGTAAAGGATGGACGATTGATGGTCCAACCACAGTGACCGATATAATTAGTAATAACTCTGCCCTATTCCCATCTTATGGTGGTGATACTGAAAGATTGCTTAATTTCTCCCAGATGGAAGCTACCAGGAGTAGCTTCCTCGGCACATCGAGTTTCACCGAGACAGGTGGCAGTAGAGATAAGCATGATAGCCACAGTCGAACCATGGGGGTACCGCCAAGAAAATCTGGTCAGAAATGTTTGAAACCCTTCCATATTATAAAAGGACTTCATCGATTGAAAGACAATAATATTCATAAAACACCGACCGATGGTAGTGGAACTGATCAGTACAGTAGCGATACAACATCATTGTTAAAGAGCTTGCTATCCGGTGCCAATACTCATGAACATGTAACAGCTTAACTTAGATAGATGTTAGATATATCTTTTCGCAAAAAAAGATGAGAAGTCCCGCCAAGGGTAGTACCTTGAAACGTCAAAATCACACTTTTCTAGCGTCAAAATCCTTAGTGTATTTACCAAGGATTGGGTGTCGCCAATATGACAGATT